CAGTTGCAAAGCTCGGAAGATCTTTTCGCTGAACACGATATGACTGTCTGACGTATAAGTTTCAATTATCAAACTGATTCGACTGTCAATGATGCACTGTTCCAAAGTGCCCTGTGCTTCTACGGTGTTGTAGGGCATAAGTGTTCGGCCCAGTTCATGTTCATTGGCATAGTCTTGGCGATCTATGCTTTGGTATATTTTTTCATAGTCATCCATCGAGCAGTTGTAACTGACCAAACCTTGTTGCAACAAGTTCCTTCGTATGAGTTCATAAAAAAACATGTTGCGATCGCCGCGGCCACGATGCATGAAACAGTTGTACACGGCTGTGGGTTCACGATCCACATACTCAGGATCAAACTGCCAGATGCTCCAAAACTCCGGCAATGGCAACAACACCTGGCCAGCCACCGGCTTGATGGCCACGTTGTCGGTGATGATAATGTCACAGTGTTCCAGGGCATCTGATTGTTCCAAAAACACACTGTCCACAAATCTACAGTGCAAGGTTTGATGGTCGCGGGCATACATGTAAGGGTAGCCATAATTTTTTTCTGTGACCGAGAGTGGTTGCCAGCCCTGATTGCGCAAGGCTTGATCGCATTCGCGCACTATATCAAGTTCACGTTGAGCCGATATCCAAATGCCATCACGATGAGTTTTTACAAGGGAATGTTGCATGTGGTAATTACTTATATGTATTGGAACAATCCTATCCAAGAATATGTTTGGCCGTCGGCCCAAGATCCTATAGCTTCTGCCCACCAACACAGTCATTGCTTGTTTTTTGATCCAGCCATGGACAAACAACGCATCCGGAGCAATCAAAGTCTACAGGCCTTGTGTGATTGGGCCAATCAAGGCATCAGCCGAAGCAGTGTGCAAGGATTTGTGCGAGATCCGGCCAATCACTATGACATAGCCAATTTGGTCAAGCTCAATCTCTGGGTGCATGATCTGCCTCTGACCGGCAGCGTCAAACCCATGCTGTTACAACACATAGGGCATCCGTTGTTTGAAAGCGGCACAGGAGAAAGTCGCTTGCGTGCCCTGGAACGCATTCTACACATGACAACAGTGTCAGCGTTTATCAGCACACATGTAAAACACGAACAGCAGTTTGCACACTTAGAAAGAATAGAAACCTTTGATAGATTTGCTGAACTGTGTGCGGCCGAATCGGGTCAGCGGTTCTTGTTTAGATTCACTGACCGCAAAGCTCCTTATGCCATTGACTGGTACGAATACAACAGTTCGCGTACTGCACAGGTCACTCCGGGCACTCCGCACTGTGTAGAAGTCATGTCTAACTATTTGTACAGAAATCCTGGCATGGTGTTTTCACCGCAATGGTTTGACACCTTGGTGGAATGGTCTAGTTATAAAAACTCTTGAGCACTGCCTGGTGCCAATCTTGATCTCGATCGCCGGTAGAGTCAATTTTGATGTTCAACCATGGCAAGGCATCATTGCAGTGTCCAGTAAATCCTTTTTTAGGCAAGACTTGATCTGGTCGCCAGCGTTCGAGAAACAATCGGCGTATCAAGGGCTTGGGCACTGTGCCTACCTTGTACTCAAATGGCAAGTTCAAAGCCAACTGCATGATGGGCCGTGCTAGAAACGGATTGCGTGCTTCTTTGCCCCAAGCACCTGCGCACACATCAATGCCTCGTGCATCACAGGCAACAATCTGATACCAGTAGTCCATGAGCAAGGTAGCCTGTCCAGAATGATCGTCGTAGGCCGCCAGGCATTGACGCCAAAGCGCCTGATCACCTCCACGGCTGTAAGGGCTTGCTGATTCGGTCTTGAAAAACGCCAACTGTTGATAACAGCCGTAGCCACCAAACAGTTCATCGGCGCCGGCACCAGTAAACAGCACACGGGGTTTGCAGTGTTGGTTAATGATCCATTGTCCCACAAAACTCCAGCTCTGCACCGGCATGCGGGTGTAATCTATGATTTGTTGGAATGCCTGCGCCCATGTGTGTTCGTTTATGTCAAGCCGGTGCAATCGTTGTTGCTCGTCCTGGGTCAAAAATGTCGCTACATTTTGTGCTATCGGATCCTTGTCCATCATGTTGGTTGTGTACAGCTCTAGATCTGGCATATGACTCAACACAATGCTGGAATCCAGGCCACCCGAATAGGTCAGGGCCGATTCACAATCGGGTCGCATGATTTCACAAGTTTGTTGCCAAACATGACGGAAATCTTCATAAGCTTCATCCTCCGTGGCATAACTTGTGGGCTGTATCCAATCAAATACCGATTCGATTTTTTGAGTGGCCCGACCATTTTCATACAGCCAACCCGGTTGTATCCGAACTATGTTTTTGTATGGAGTCTGGTCGGGCAAGCACCAATGGCGTGATTCATAGTCCATGTCCAATTTGGTGCCATCAATGTATTCCAAGATTGGACCAATTTCCGAACACACGATCAACAAGCTGGGATCTTGATACTGATACAGGCATCGCTCGCCCTGCGGATCAGATGCATATCTCACAGTCCTTTTGTCTGTCCAGGCCCAAGACCACGGACCCCATCCTTGGGCCAACAGAGACACATCTGTTTCCACAGCATGGTGAACAAATTCTATGTCGTTGTCAAAGTCTCCCAAGTCTCGGTAGTTGTAGATTTCGCCATTGTAACTTAGAAAGTTTCGATGCACTGTATGATAGTACTCAGCTGATCCGGTGATGTGTAACACGGCCTGGCCAATGAAAATGTCGTTGTCAAAATCGTAACGACAAAAATCTGGACCACGATTTTGCAACTTGGCAAAGGCGCTGAGATGTTTGTGCAAGGGAATTGTGTTGTTGCTTTTAACTAGTAGGATACCACACATGGAATTACTTAGTCAACAAAAAAGGGCCCGGAGGCCCTTTTTGATACTTTCAACAGTTAGTTAAAAGTTTTTGTCAAACCTACTACCACTGCGTTCTTGTAGTTCTTTTGACCACTCACTGTGTTTGCAGTTTCAAAAGCTGTTGTTGTGCCGGTATTGGTGAAATACTTGACACTGACGTCATAGTCTTTTGGTAAGCTATAAATGAAACCAGCATTGATATCGTTGTAATCATAAGCTGAACTGTTGGCCACATTGGTACGACCATAATGAGCAACCACAGCCAAATTCTTGATTACAGGAACTGGTAACTTGCCATCCACTTGCATGTAAGTTGTGCCTTGTGCGTTGACAGTACCGAAGTAACCGTTGCCTAATGTTTGGCTATACTTGGCCGCGATGATGTCTTTGTAACCTACGCCAGCAAATGCTTCATAGGTATCAAAGTTTGAACCAGTTCTTGCTGCTGTGGCACGTGGATAGAAGTAGTTGTAACTACCGATATCGATCGTGATACCTTTGTAGATGTCTTTCTTGTAACCAGCGTAGAGGTCGTTTTCAACGCCTGCACCTGCGGTGTACACTTGGCTTGAAACTGAACTGTTCCAGTTACCAATATACAGACCACTCTTGTGTGCATAGTCGATGCCGCCCTGAACTGCAGGAGCATTTTGGGTTTGGCTAACACCGCGGAAACGGTAGTCGCTGGTCAAACCTAAATTGCCAGTGAGTTGAGCTTGAGCCGAGGCAACAAAGCCAGCGGACAAGGCCAATGCGATTAATAGTTTTTTCATGCTTGAGATTTCCTTTATAAAGAATGCTGGGTGAACACCCAACAAATTATTTAGTGGTTATCACTGACTGACCAACAAAAAAGCCTGATTTCTCAGGCTTTTTAGACTAGTTTGGGTGACAAGGCATAGTTGCCCCGGAGATCATGCCGCTAAGGCAAAAACCTCGTCATTAGATGCGTTTGCATTTAATAAAGTTGCTTGATTTACAGTCATCGCCTACTGTGTTGCCTCTTTCGCTATCTCACCATGTCGAAACCGGTCGGGCCCATCAAAAACGCACTACAAGGTTGCCCATTATTAAGAGGGGTGTAGTGCCCTTTTGGTGGACCCGGGGAGAATCGAACTCCCGTCCACAGTGCCTTCACTACGAAGGAATTACAACAATTCTTAAATTATAACTTAAAGGTATTTATTGGTCAACCAAAAAGACCGTAAGTCCAGCACCATAGTTCTAGACTGAGTTTGTAAAGCAACCACATGACTATCAAGCCTGTGCCCGCTGTGAAAACAATTTGCATTTTATTCATAGATCCGACCCACCACCACGTTTTGAGAACGTAGAAACTATAAAATCAACAAGAACACCGCGGCAACAATTGCCACGCCAATGGCAAAACTGAAATCTTGATTCATTCTGAATCCTTCCAATTCTTGCACTCCATTGTGGCATACACAATGATGGCCACCATGATCACGCAGGCAATTATCAACATGATTAATTATAACCTTTTATATTTTTGCCGTCAATCTTAGGATTGCCTTTTGCGTGAACATCCTGCAACGGATGATTAAGATCGCGCTCGGGTGGCAAAGGTCCGCAACCTAATCTGTCCCATTCTTCAGCACTGTAAAAATATCCAGGAACCGGCTTCTTTTTATTTTGCGTGTACATGTCCATATTTAGTTTTCCTCACATGATTGATTAATTCTGTTCTATAGCACTGATCAAACACCGGCTTGATTTTGGTTCGGATTCTGTGCCAATCCATGCTGTAGTGGCTGGTCTGGCGCGATTGATCAAAATCTATGTCCATGGTAGTCAGATACATGGCAGTGTGCCCGCTCACACGATAATGTGGTACCTGGTGGCTGGCGTGCATGAATTCCGTGCTCATTTGTACGGCGGTGTCATAGTCAAGGTGTTCGTTGCGCCAGTTGATATAGCGCCCCTGACTGTCGGCCACGCCCAGATTTTTGTAGCCAAATTTTTCTGGTTGTAAAGTTATTTCACTGTTGAATGCATTGTCTTCAGGCAAATAGATTCTCAAAGCCTTAAAGTCCCAGCTGTCCAGTGGAATATATTGTGACAAGATTTGGTCACAAGTGTGTTCTATGCTGCTTACTGGTTCGTAAGGCAAGCCCATGATAAAACTGCCGTGTTGACTAATGTCAGGATATTCAACTTTCATGCGTTGCATCATGTCTATCTGCTTGTTACGATCGAACCCTTTGCCAATGGTGCGCCCTGTGGGTTGATGCAAGGTTTCTATGCCAAAGTACATGGTACGCACACCAATACGATATAAAAGATCCAAGGTTTCAGGATGTGTGCAGATCAGATCCAGTCTATGGTAGGCCCAGAATACAGGTTGAAAATCCAAGCGTTCTACCATGCTCAGCAGACTTAATAATTTTTCTTTGTGATCATTAAAAGTATCGTCTACTATGATGTAATGACGTATGCCATAACGTTGCCAATTTTCCTGCAGTTCCTGATACAACACATCTGGAGTGCGCACAAAGTCCAACTGTTGTTTGCCGTTCATGGGATAGCTACAGAACTTGCAACGGAATATACATCCACGTGCAATTTCCAAGGGCAAGACTCTGTGATTGATCACATCTTCTGGCAACCACTGCATGGTACAGGCAGGAAAGTGATAGTCCTTGGCAAAGCGGTCATCTACGATCCAGCGACCCCAGATGTTTTTTACAGCCTTGTTCAATGGCTCGCCCCGATCCAAGTGACGCATGAGATTGACCACGCTGATTTCACTGTAGCCCAGGAGCACATAATCTATGTTGCGATTGCTGTAGTTAGGGCCAGTCTTGGTGCCGCCCACCATGGTCTTGATACCAGGATTGAGATCGCGCATGTGAGCCATGATCTCGGCTTCAAACTCTGGGCCTTGCGGAAACACTGAACTCTGTCCAATATCTTCTGTGCTGATCTGGAAACCTTCTGCGTCGTTCACAAACAGATTCATGAACGTGGTACTGAATCCTACCAGCCGGGTGTTTTGACCTATAACATCATCCAAGAGATTGCACAGCTCATCTCGACTCCAGGTGCTCAAATGATTGATGACCAGACAGCTATAACCAACTTGCCTGAGTACATGCGCACATTTATAAGGACCCAGACTGAGGCTGGTCACTATGGGATCAGTTACATCGCTGAATATGATGGCATCGTACATGTTATATTTGGTGGGCCTTCTGTGAGTCGAACACAGTACCTACCGATTATGAGTCGGTTGCTCTAACCAGGCGTGAGCTAAAGGCCCTAGCGTACAGTATAGCATCATGGCTGATAATTGTCAACAAATTGTTCAAGGTTACCATAAAGGTTAACCATGACTGCTTCTTTGGATCCAAAAAAATCTACTCGTTTGGGTATGCCTTTGACCGCGTGTATGTAGTAAGGCATCTGCATCTTGCGATCCAGTTTGAGCATGAGACGTTTGTTGAATATCAAAGGATCTGCGATGGTGTAGCCGTAGTGTTCCAGATCTAGGCGATTGACCAACACTGTGTAGCCAACGCTAGTCAATCTCATGCCACCGGTCCTGCGTATGTTGAACCACCACGAAGCCAAGGCTGCATTGAGACTGACACGATCCACTTCGGGCAGCAGTTCGATCAGGCGTTGAGTGAGATTGTGTTTATCACGCACATCAAGGATAGGCCTGGTCACCACTCTTGAGCAGTACCACAGTGAACTTGTCGGTCTTGAATTGGGTGTTGAGTTTGCGTGCTAGATTTTTGGCATGGCCCGGATTGCTGAATGAAACTTTTTTGTACTTGGGACCAGGATACTGAACCAACATGTTAGATGTTTTGAGATTGATAGGATTGCTGTCATAGAATACTGCCCAAACTCCTTCACTGGCCAGTACCTGTTCGGTTTTGTAGGTAGCCTTGTTGGTGTGTTCAATCAAGACCTGTGGTTTTGGGCGACTCATGTCATTATATTCCTATATTTTATTTATCTAGAAATATAGGTAGATTTAGAATGATCCGCCGTCCATTTTTACGGTGATCACTTCTTGTGGGTCGCTAGTTGCACGTTGTTGTAGCTCTTGCAACATTAACAATAGTCTAGTAACATCAGCATGCAGATCTTTAGCGTCGGTCATGCTCATGACAAAATGTCTGGCACCGCGGGCTTCGTGCCCTCGCACTCGATCAACAAACTTGTGGATGTGTACAGTCATCAGCTTCTTCCTTGGTATAGAATGGTCCTTGATAAGGATAACGTTGAATCAAGATCAATTTGGGTGCCACTACAGTTTGCCAAGTTCGACCTTTGCGCACACGATACCATCCGGCTGCAAACCAACTTTTGCTTTTGCCAGTCTTGGTGTACACTGGCAACTGTTGCTGTATGTCCCACATGGGGTTATGCACATGCCCGGTCACTGGATATCCATGCACATGATCCACGGTATGTTTGACCTTGACAGGCTTGTGTGCAGGTTCAAACTTTATGTTCACATGCTGTGCGGCCATGCGTATGGTCTTGAACTGTGCAACTTGATTGTTGATCTTGACCTGATATCCACCAGCACAAGCTTCGATGTTGCCGACCTTGCGATCGTTTTCTTGCAAGATCCAAAATTGTTTATCAATAACGGGTTTTGCTACTATAGTCATTTGTGACTCCTTTTCGACATTTTTCTATTGCATCCTTTGGCACGTCTGGGTGCCAACCACCGATCAACAGTCGGCAATCAAATTTTCTTTCTGCTATGCTATTATCACGTATACCAGCCAGCACCACAATTGACACAGCTACAATTAAAGAAATGCCAATGGGCAGTGCGTTATGAATCAGTTTCATTTAACACTCCTTGGTAAGTGGCATTCATCCAACGACCAAAGCTGTCGGCACTTTCGCTACACTTGTTCAATTCATACTTGCCACAGAATTGCATAAAACGTACACCGACTTGACCAATGTCTTTGTGACTGACTTGCTCACGTATAGCGGTGTCTACTACAGATTTAATTTCTTCGGGTTGTGCTGTGAGATCAATCAAGGTTCTATTGCGTTCATAATCATCAAGCACTCTATGTTCTACACCGTCGGGATCGGTCCAGCGTTGTAGCATCATGTTGTTCCAGTTGTAGCCTTGTTTTGCTCGATCCTCAAACGCCTCCGTAAGGCCAACCTTGTTCTTAGTGCCCTTAGTACGGACACCCGGGTAAGCCGAGAACACGTTATCCGACGAATCGCCCCGCATGCATTTTTCAAACAGAAGCCACGCTGGATCAGGGATTGTTTTAGGTTCTTTAGTTTTCTTATCGATAACCGCTTTGCCTTTGGCATCGAAGATTCCTTCTACAGTGTGTAACTCGTCGGTAATGCCGTTGTATTGTTTGACGTTGGGTGCAAGTAATTGCACAAAATCTGTGTCGCTTGAAATTACTACATGTTCATCTTGGGGATGTAATGCGATCCAGCGAGCTATGATATCGTCGCCTTCAGCTGTAGGACACCTAATAACACTACAGTTGGTTCTCTCAGCCAAGTATTTAGTCAAATTATCATAGGTTTCCCAGAACATTTTATCTTCTTCTAGTTCTGATTCTGTGAGTGCCTGACGGGCTACAGCACGGTTGGCCTTGTAGGGCTTGTAATGATCCTTGCGCCAGCTTCGCCCTTCTAGGGCAAATACCACGTGATCAGCTTCGAAACGTCGGGCCATTTTGTTGGCAGCCATTAGGGTAACATGCAGGGCAAAACCTACTTTTTCCCAAGTGTCGCTTGCACGGAAAGCACCATGTCTAGCACGGAAGAATAAATTGGCAGTATCTATAAGGACATATTTCATACTGCTAGTATAACACAGCTCTGACCAAAAGTCAAACGAAATTGTGTGTTATTATGTGATCTAGTATAAAACGATGAAACGCACTGTGTCCGTCTCGCCCAAAATGCCAACTATTGGGCATGACTGTGTCTATGCCCTGGGCCCGGATTATGGCATCATAGGTCTGGGTTGGATCATAAGGACCTATGTAATTTGGTCCCCAATCTTTTCGGTCGGTTATCTTACTGAAATCGTTGTTGCCGTTGAAAAATATATGTTTGACACCTTGTTCCACAAGCTCTTGATGCAACTGCCAGATGTCGTTGTGTGCTTGTTTGGTTTTCGATTCCCAATCAGTGCCTATCACATAGTGTCGGTATTTTTCCTGTAGGGCCTGCGGTACATGATCTGTGCCACTGGCACCTACCTGATAGTACACGCCATCGTGCAACCATTCTTCTCGTTCCCAGGTGCTCCACTGTATGATGATCAGTTGATTTGAGTCTACCAGTCTACCACTAGCCAACCATTCGCGGGTGATTCTCAAAATCCTGCTGTTGGAACTGGCGCTTTCGGCTGCACAATGAAATCCGGCATTCAAGGTCAGGCTCAACTGCTTGCCCCAGGTCACAGCAAGATTCTCTGGATGTGGAGCGCGACCTAGATAAAAGTATTGTGAATCATCTTCGGCAAAAGCATGTGTGTTGACTGCTTCTGCACCGGCGGTATGACTGTCACCGTTGACATAAAGTATCACGATACCTCAGATCTGCCATCGCCGAGATTTCTGCTTTTGATTATGCGATCTCTTTCAGGATTCATGGCTTCGTGTTGTTCGTAGGTTTCCAGCACCACGTTGCGACACACCGCAGTGAACCAACGATCCACTATGTCAGCATCGGTGTCTTTTGGGTTCATTTGATATCCGGCACGAACCAAGTTGGCTACAAATTTGTCATTCCAATCCAGTTCAAAGGCCCCATTGTGTACATTTTCAGGATCTATGTCCACACTCAGCACAGACACATAAGGTTCGCCACGTTCAGTGGCCAAATCTCTAGCCGACTTGAGTTTTGAGGTCTTGCTTGCAGGCTTGGCCGTAGCCTTGGTTTTCTTCGCGACGGTTTTCTTTGCAACAGTTTTTTTCGCAACGGGTTTCTTTACAGGTGCTTTGGCCATGCTCTTCCTATTGATGTCTGGTATTACCATAGTGTACTACCTTGATACCCGGCATGTCAACCGGCAGTTTGCGCCAAGGATCAACTATAACGCTACCGTCAAGGATTTGACAATATGGTTGTGTGTCTTGTTGATCGCCAGTGTATTCATAAGTGATACGGCGATTGTGTGCCCATAAAAATACTGCTGGCTGATTGAAATCATTGACCACGTCTACAGTGTCATCGGCTAGCGGATCAACATAATAGCAACGGTGTCCGGCTTCGGCCACATAGAATCCAACCAGGGTGCTGTAACTACCGATACAGTATTCAACATCGGGCTTGTAGGCCTTGCCGTGGATCACTATGGGCAGATTGTATTCTTTTGCCTGTTCAACCAAAAACAATGCCAAGTTCTTGGCTTGGATTTCTCTAGCATGCATAACAGTGTCAAACAAGTCATAGCCAATGTCATATTCGTCAGCCAACCAACGCAAGGCAATGTTGTCACGTGGATGGCAAGCACCCGCATCTCCCATGCCTGCTGTCATGTACTTGGGTCCCATGATACGCATTGTGCTCTTGGCCAAGGCATCTGTGACCACATCCACATTGATGTTGCCAATCTTTAGGGCAAAGTCTTGGATCATGTTGACCAAGCCAACTTTGGCACTGATAAATGTGTTGTAGAAAATCTTGATAGCTTCGCACTCGTCCCATGTGCCAACTTCGTAACGTGGATTGTTCTGCATGATGGTATCATACAAGTCACGCAGTTCGCCGGCTACACCGGTCAAGCTACCGTCTTCGGTGCCCAACATGATCATTTCTGGATTGACCATGTCCCACTTTACACTGCCCATGGCAATCAGATAAGGATTGTAAACAAACTCGTGTTTTTTATCAAGCAAAGGAATAAACTTTTTACGAGTAGTTCCTGGCAACACTGTTGAAATTAGCACTACTTTTTTAGGTGTGGCGGCAAATAGATTTACGTTCTTGATAGCGTCAATGACTGCATCATGACCAAAGTCTCTCGGAGTCATATGGCTGGATGGAACACTACCATCATATCCTTCAGCATGAGGAGTAGGCACAGCAATAAAAATCCACTCACTTTCGTGTACCAGTTCTTCGATGCCACATACTTTTACGGTGTCGCTGGTACGTGAGTAAATGTCGTAGCCCCGTACTTCGTGTTTTTCTGCGAATACTTCGGCACAGTCTAGCCCAAGTTTACCAATACCGATGAATCCAATTTTAGCCATGTCAGTCCTTATGATAATAGAATGCTACAGACTAATTTATCTGGGTTCTGCGTGGGCATTAGGATTTTTTGAACACAGGTATCGGGTTCATCTTGTGCAGACTGCGAGCACGCAACTGTTGATATTTTTGTAGACGTTCCAGTTCCAGACCATTTTTGACCAACACAGATCCATTGTCCTGTGCCATGGCCAGTTCTAGTTCTGGATAGGTCAACCCGCCTAGTTGATCTTGGTCAGTGCGCCCGTCGGCCCAAAGCCCGTCAGTAGGAGCAGCATTGATGATATCATCTAAGATGCCCAATTCTCGCCCTAGACCCCAAACTTCAGTTTTGAGTAGATCGCCAATGGGGCTGATGTCTACCCCACCATCACCATACTTGGTGTAAAAACCCACTCCAAAATCTTCGACCTTGTTGCCGGTACCTACCACTATGCCCGAAGTGTGCTGTGCTATCTGATACAAGCATGACATACGCAATCTAGCACGACTGTTGGCCATTCCCAGCAGATTATCATAGTTGCCCATGGTAGTTTCGAACTGATCAAACACCGGAGTAAGATTTATGATCTGATGTGACACATTGTCAAATCTTTCACACAGCCAACCTCCATGACGAATGCTCAGGTCGTGCAGTTCGGGCAGTTGTCGTATGGGCATGGTAACAGCAGTGACCGGCATGCCAGTGCTGGCACACAAGGCGCTGACCACACTGGAGTCTATGCCCCCACTGATACCTACTACCAGACTTTTGATACTGTTTTGTTCTGCATACTTGTGTATCCAGGTTGTGATGCGTGAGGCTAATTGGTTCATGTTTATTCCTTTAGTTGCCAAATTAAATGTTCATATCTATCATGCCAGTGTTCTTCAACTATGGCTTCACCGGGACCGTACCATGTGGCCTGCCCACGATAGGCTTTGCTGCCAGGCCATATCCTTTTGCCACTGAACAAACAACGCTTGGGCAATACTACCCGGCACAGCTCCCACTTGGCCCGTATGTAGAAGGCACCGTCCAAGCGATCGATACGTTCTGGTATGGGTGCTATTTTAGTCCCCACTTGATCTTGAGCCAAACACGTTCGTGAATGTAATAATCAACACTGAGCAAGATATGTAGCACTGTAGCAAATCCTGTG